TTACTCTTCAAGAGTTAACTTCCCCACCAAACGCCGCCCCGCTTCGTCCACGTATTCCCGTAATTTTTCGGCGGTAATCTCCTGAATGGTTTTCGCTGGATTCTCCAAAGCCGAGAACGCTTTAACCTGGGCATGAAGCTTTTCCGGGATTAATACCGTTTTCATTCCCTCATGTTGTGGCATTTTCAAAACCCCTTTCGACTGCATATCGAAGAACCGGGACTTACGCCCCGGTCCCCGGTCAAACTCTCTAAGCCACTTCCGCCAGCTTGTGCCAGTTTTGCGGCTCCAGGGTAATCACTTCGCCGCCGATCCGCTCCAACTCCGTCGCCCGTTCATAATCCTTTTCGGTATTCGCCAGCCAGGTAATGGCGTTGGCCAAACCCCACTGGGTCAAACCGTCGCCGCCTTCAACCAACTGCATCAACAGCCCGGAACGCTCCCTTTCCCGGATATCGAACTTTTCCACCACCCGATCTAAAACGGTATCCAATGGAGCGCTAATCCGGCGGGTGGCGGAGTCTACCATCACCCCGCGCAACTTGGCGAACTGAACTTCATCAAAAGCGGCCTTGACAGTGTCCTGCAACTTCATCATAAAAGCGGCGTCATCCATCCGCCGGGTGGAATCGCGGTAAATCTCGGTGTACTCGTTCAGATCCCGGGTGTACCGTCCCACATGGTAACGCTTCATCGCCAAGTCATTAACTATTGCCCCGTTTTTACAGACCAGCCGGAATAATAACGGCTCCACCTTGACCGAACCCAAACCCACTTCACTATTGGAAATCACGATCCCGGCCTGGACAAAATCGCCGGGTTTAACCTCATAAGTCAACCGCTGAGTAACTGCCTTGATATATAAATGGCCGTCGGTAACCTGGGAGGATACCACCGTGACCTGACCGTCAGCCCGTAACACCGGCAGCGCAGCCATGGCGATATCATAATTATCAATGGTCCGGTAACGGTTGGATAAAAACGCCCTGGCCTCGCCATCCAGACAACGGACCAAACGGGGCTGATCTTTGGTCTGTAACCAGTGGTTAACATTGGTCGATAATAACTCCGGCGCTTTCTGGCGCATTAAATGATAATACTTGGAAGGGATCTCCGCCCACTCCCGAAGCTGATCCTCGGCTAGCGGTTTCACCGGCAATTGAGCGACCCCCTGACTGCCCCGATCAACATGCATAATTAACCGGTTATTTTCTGTCGGTTCCACTTCCAGCAGCCGCGAGGGCGCCAGAAAATCCTGCTTGGCCAAGTTTTGGCGTTCCAGTTCCTGGGCTAAATCCATCAATGATAAACCTTGATTCATAAAAAACACGCTCCTTTGTAATATAGTTTATAAACCGTCTGCACACTTGCAGATATTTAGACACGAAAAAAAGAACCCTTAACGCCTCCCTTCCTCAACTTTCTTCAATAGCTTTAAACTGGCCGAACCCGGCCGGAACTCCCGCAAACTGCCATCATCAAACCGGACATAAATATAAAAAGGATGAGAACCGCACGGGCCGTATGTCACCGAACCATAAAGCCGCCCCAAAGGAAAATCAAGATAAACCCGGACTCCCGGCAAAAACCCTTGCATCATCCCGCGCACCTCCTTGAAATCTGATTCTAGTATATCATAAAATCACAGTATTTGCAAGCGTGCAGGCTAAATTTTGCTTGTATTAATGCTGGTTTAGGTATACAATTAAATTACAAACAAGTTGCTTTTCTCCCGCCGTTGGGGTTTTGTCTTGCGGGCTTTTTTTTAAACAAAAATCTGCACGCACGCAAACAGACGAGATACCCCCCGGCGTACCCCCCAGGCCCACTAATCGTCACCCCGAAAGGTGAGTGAGGACTGTCCACTGACATGACCCGCGAAGGCATAGCGCATACCGGACAGCCCGGAGCGAACCAAGTACCCTATTGTAACGGGGCTGGGGGGTATCGGCCCGAAAACTTCACCCGCAAAGTTTAATCTTTGACAAGACGGCGAAGAAAAGGCATCTTCCTTAACGGCACTTAGATCAGGGTTTTATGGTGAGATATCCAAAAGAAAAAGAAATGAGGCGAGGAACATGAGCAAATTCAAACTGTATCTTTCAGCTTCCATCCAGGAAAAAAATATCACCGCTGATGGGCGAAACGAGGAATATTACATGCAGAAAATGGCGGCGCAGGTGGCCTTGGATTTACGTAACGATTGTGAAATCAAACTCAACCGGCCCGAATGGACATTGCGGCAAGTCATTAACGACTCCAACGCCTGGAAGCCCGACTTTCATCTGGCGCTGCATACCAACGCCATGCCGAAACCCGGCAGCGCCTCGGGAACTGAATGTTGGATTCATAAAGATTCCATCGGCGGAAACCGGATGGCCGACATCCTGATAAAAAAAGTTACCGCCGTGCTTGGAACCAATATTCGTGGCGGCAAAATTGATCCTGACACCAAAATGACCGGAATCGACGGCGGGAAACTGGCCGAACTTGACGATACTGTCGCCCCGGCTTGCCTGATTGAGATTGTTTTTCACGATAATCCCAAAGACCTGGAAAAATTGAAAACCCGTTGGGAGGAAACCCGGCGCGCTCTGGCCGATAGTGTCCGGGAATACATTAGACTTTATGGAGCGCGGTCATGAATTGGATTGAACAGATTACCAACGGAACTATCGGGAAGATCGTCGATGTAGTGGACAAGCATTTACCATTAAGTCCGGAGACTCGCGCCACTTTGGAAAAAGATTTGCAATTGGCTTTATACGACTTTCTGAAATCTTTTTATGATAATTCGAAGTCCGTGATTGTGGCTGAAGCGCAGGGAAACTGGCTGCAGCGAAGCTGGCGGCCTTTGCTGATGCTGACGATTATCAGTATTTTATTTAACAATCATGTTTTGTCACCTTATTTATGCGATTTCTTTCCGGAATTGTTTCATCCCCACGAACTCCCGGAACGGCTTTATACACTGATGGAGATTGGCGTCGGCGGCTATATGCTCTTGCGAACTTCGGAAAAAACGGGGAGTAATGTTGTCGATATGGCTAAAAAAGTGGTTATGCCAAAAAAACAGCCTTAGGACGTGAGCCCATGGGAAAACGAAAATACGATTGGGACAAATTGGAGGTTGAATATATTTCCGGGGATTGGCTGGATCAGCATTCCTTCGCCGATCATGTCGGGGTGGATTACAGTTACCTGCGAAACATCAGTTGCAAGCGCAAATGGGAAGAGAAGAAAAGGCAATACCTGACGCAACGGGCGGAGGAAATCCAGAAAAAGACCCTGGAAAAACAGGTGAAAATTGAGGCCGACCGGAACGCCGCCCACTTGCGCACCTGGGATAATTTCTTGAAGAACGTCATTGAAGTTCTGGAGGACTGCAAGATCCGGATGGGTGACGGCCAGCTTACCATCTTCACCTTGGAACGGCTGGCGAATGTCATGGACAAACTGCAGCGCGGCCAGCGGCTGGCTTTGGGACTGGATAAGGAACATACTAGCGATGTGAACTCCCTGGCGGAACTGGTACGGGCGATTAAAGAATCAGCCGCGCCTCTCACCGCTCTGCCGGAAGAAACCACCGCCGAACCTGAAAAAACTGCGCCGGAAAATCCCAACGGGGAACCGCCCGGCGGATGACCTGGGGCTTATTTTCGGCGAAACAACTGGCGGCGATCTCCCAGACCAATGCCCGATTGAATTTTTTATGCGGCGCAGTCCGCTCCGGAAAGACCGTGGCGGCCAATGTCCGGCTGCTGGATATGATCGCCACCCAGCCGCCGGGCAACGCCGTTATCACCGGTTATACCGAACGGACCATCGATCATAACGTCCTGCAACCCTTGGAGAAGATTGTCGGGCAACGAAATTATTTCTATAACCGGGGCTTGGGCGAAGTGACAATATGCGGCCGGAAATTGTTCGTGGTCGGCGCGTCGGACTCCCGGGCGAAAGACCGGATTCGGGGCGATACTCTATCCTTTGCCTATGTGGATGAAGGAACGCTGATTCCGGAAGATTTCTTCAAGATGCTGCTTTCCCGGCTGAGCCTGTCCGGCGCGAAACTGATTTCGACAACGAACCCGGACAGCCCGTATCATTACTTGTACCGGAACTATATTAACAACCCGGCGCTCAACAAAACGGTCTTCAACTTTAAGCTGGAAGACAACCTGAACCTGGACCCGACATATGTCAAAGAATTGAAACTGGAATACGGGCCACCCGGTTCGCTTTGGTACAAACGGTTTATCGAAGGCCTATGGGTACTGGCCAGCGGCGTGATTTACGACCAGTTTGATGAAGCGATGATCGTGGACTATCTTCCGGAACTGGTCTGTCACTGGGTTGGAATCGACTATGGGACTTCTAACGCCACCACCTTTTTACATACGGCTTTAGGCTCGGACAACCGGCTCTATATTTGTGACGAGTATTACCATTCCGGAATGCCCACCGACCAGAACCAGCTTGCCAAGCAGAAAAGCCCGTCCCAATACAGCGCCGAATTTCGCCAGTGGTATCACTCCCTGAACTGTTATATCCGGAAGATTTACTGCGACCCGGCGGCGGCGGCTTTTATCACCCAGCTCTGGCAGGATGGGGTTCAAGGTGTGGCCAAGGCCAAAAACGATGTACTGGAAGGTATCGGATTGGTTTCAAGCTTAATGGGCGCGGATATGATCCGGGTTCACCGGAGTTGCGCCAATACCATCAACGAATTCGGAACCTACTCCTGGGACCCGAAAGCCCAACTGCTCGGTATCGACAAACCGGCCAAAATTAATGACCATTGCATGGACAACTTGCGATATCAGGTTTACAGCAACAAAATGATGTGGCTGGCTCTATTGAAACAAAAAGCTGCAGCCTAAAAAGTAGGTGAAACAATGTTCCCTGAATACTCCGCCAATCAAATCTGGCCTCCGGAGGAATGGCAACCGGTTTATGAACGTTACCTGGAATGGGCGGCCTGGTATTCCGGCGACCCGTTGCAAATCTCCGACGCCCTGTCTGCGAAGATCAACATCCCCACCCGGCAAGGCCAATTTTGGGCGCAGGAGATCAAAAACGAACGCCGGATCATGCTGCATGTTCCAATTGCCGGAGAACTGTCCACCACCAGTTCCAATTTTCTGTTCTCTGAAGTGCCTACCGTGACCTTGCCCGGTGTGAAGATTGACGATGCCAAAGTTAAAAAGATGCGGCAACTTTTAGACCGGAACGGATTCTATAATTCCATCCTGGAAGCCGCCGAAATCGCCTCGGCCATGGGCGGGATCTTTCTGAAGATTAACTGGGACAAGAAATTGTTTCCTTTTCCGGTGTTAAATATTGCTCAGCCCGACAACGCCTTGCCGGAATTCAAGTTTGGAATTTTAACCACTGTTACTTTCTGGAAAGTGATCTCCGATGACATCAAGGTGGTTTACCGGCTATTGGAGCGGCATGAGCGGGGCAAAATTTTCACCAAACTTTTTCAGGGCGACGCGAACACTTTGGGGAAAGAAATGCCGCTGGATACTTTTGCGGAAACCAGGGATTATCAGCCAGAGAAAGATACGCCCATTAAAGAAGATATTATGGTCCGCTATATCCCGAACATGAAGCCGAACAAGATTTTCCGGGGTTCGGCGCTGGGACAGTCGGACTTTGGTGGAGCGGAATGCTTAATGGACTCCTTGGACGAAACTTATACCTGTTGGATTCGGGATATCCGGCTGGGCAAAGGACGGATAATCGCTCCCCAACAATACCTGCGCGATATTCAGACCGGCAACCCCCGTTTTGATTTCGAAGAAGAAGTCTTTGAGGAATTGGACTACGACCCCAACGACCTGCAGGGAGCCGGTTCAATTAAGAATGTGCAATTTGAAATCCGGCATGAGGCGTTTCAAAAAACCTGCCTGGACTTGATCGCCCGGATTATTTCCAATGCCGGATACGCGCCCCAGTCCTTCAATTTAGGTATCGGTATGTCCGCCAATGAATCCGGTTACGCCCTGAATATCAAAGAAAAGAAGTCGGTGATCACCAGCGCCAAGAAAGCCCGGTATTGGAAAACAGCCTTGGAAGATTTACTGCAAATGATGCTGACCATTGAAACCGGAAGCGATCATGAACGGCCTTGCATTGAGATTAACGATTGCGTCTCCTCCGATCTGACCACCATCGCCTCTACCCTGAACATGCTGAACGCGGCGATGGCCGTCAGTGTTTATACCAAAGTGAAGATGGTCAACCGGGACTGGACGGAGGAACAGATCCAGGAAGAGGTTAACCGGATCCTTGAGGAATCCAAGATAGTCGGATTAAAACCACCCGCCGCCAATAACGGCCAGATTGTTATGAAAGGATAATGGCCATGCTTTACGGGAGTTTTCTTTATCAAGCAAATTTATATGAACGCGGCTGGCTGAGCGGCGAACGGATTATTAACATTCCGGTTTATTTTGAGACCGGTTACGGGGCGATGGTCACGATTCAATGGACAGGAACCACTCCCACCGGGACCAGGATTTCGGCTTACATCAGTATCGACGGGAAACTTTCCTGGACGGAACAAGCGAACGGCGCCGCCCGGTTTTTCCTGGTGGACACCCGGCAGGCCGGCCTGAAGAATTTTTATATTAAACTGGTTTTAGAATCCGCGGTATTGAATGCGGTTCCTTCGGTTTCGGTGCTGACGGTGACTATCGGCCAGATTGCCACCGCCTACCGGCTGGCCTACGACGTTTTGACCGACGCTGGTCTTACAGCCTCCGAGTACCTGATTGACACTGAACTCCTGGAATTCTATATTCCCTATGCCTGGCTTTATAAGTCCAGCCATAAGCAGGCATTGAAACAGGTTATCAAATTTGTCCTCGGCAATTGTTATACCGACCGGTCCAACCGGATCCATGTGGATGGTCCTAACCACCCCCAAACAGCGGTGGCAGTACAAACCATTACCGCCCGCAGCTACTTTCCGGGCCGGAAGCTGATTTCCTTTACCGGCCAATTACCGACTCAGGTGGAGGTTTACGGCAATCCCTTAGTTCCCACCTCCCAGTCCGAGGAGGTTTACCGGCTGAACGCCCAATCTCTACAGGCTGGAGAAGCCAAGACCTATACCTGTTTTTACACGACCTTTTATACGCAAAACCCGGTCTATAACTGTTCCGCCGGTTTGGAACTCGCGCCTGCCGGGACCATCATCACCGCTCAGGAATACTTCGCCTGGGGCGCGAAGATTACTGTCAGTACTAATATTGACTGTACATTTAATCTGGCAATCAGCGGTTATCCCTTGAAAGTGAAAGGCCGCTTTAATGAACTGGTTTACCTGGGGAATACCACCACCGTCGATACCGGCGAAAACCGGTTTTATGGCAGAAACCTTTACGGTTCCGGGCTTTACGCTCCCACCAAGAATTTAAGTCTGGCCAACTCGGTTTCGTATACCCATCCGTCGAGTCACCTGATTCAAACCCGCGAGATTGCCCGGAAGATCGCTGATATTTTGCTGCGGAAATTTAGCGGCCTGAAACCTCGGACGGAAATATCCTACGTCGGCGACCCGGCTCTGGAATTTGACGACCGGATTAGCTTAAAAAACTTGCGGGATGCCGGTTTGAAAGACTATATCATCAAGACCCACGAAATCAAATATGAAAATCACTCTTTGAAAGGAAGGATGATTTTAAACCATGTTACGCACTGATGAAATGCTGAACCGGGCCGGTTCTTTCCCAAAGGAGAATCTAACAAATCTACCGGAATTATGCGTCTTCTGGCAAAAAGTATTGCGGTTGCAGGATTGGGATGTGAAGCTCGCCGTGGTCCGCTTTCATGAATTGGAGGATGGCAACCTCTTCGGGCAATCATCCTGGATAATTTCAAAGAAATACGCCACCATTAAAATCCTGGATTACCGGGATTATCACCTGGGGCATTGGTGGGACCGGGACCAGGAAGGAACTTTGGTTCATGAACTTTTACACCTGCATTTGGCCCCCTTGAAAGCCACCAGCAACTGGCGGGACGGTTCTTTGGAGATGTATTCCTTGGAAAATATCATTGAAACCATCGCCGGTTCCCTACTTTTCTTGAAACGAGCCGGGAGATTGGATGAATTTGAATTAAGTTCATTCTGGCCCCCGGTTGAAGTTACCGCCAACGTGAGCGGTAAATAAAAACACGGAATACGCGAATGCGGAGGTTATGACCATGTTGAAACGGTTTTTATTCAATTCCTTTAATTCTCCCTTATGGGACAAAGACACCGGCGGCGGAGGCGGTGCGGAGGATAATACCAGCCATGAAAAGCCTCCTGCCGGTGGGGGCGGCCCACAATCCGAACAAATTGTTTTTCCCAACCAGGCTTCCTTCATGGAGCGGGTGAAACGGGAAGGCCGTTCGCAATTTAACGAGTTTATCAAAGAACTCGGCTTTGAGAAACCGGAAGATTTAAAGACCTTGGTCACGAAAGCCAAGGAAACCGAGGAGAAGAACAAAACCGACCTGCAAAAAGCCCAGGAGGATAACGCCAACTTGAAACGGGAAAATGAGCAGGTCAGGAAGAACGCTGAGAAAACACTGATTGACGCCGCTTTGCTGGTCCAGGCCGCCCAGGCCAATGTCAAACAGGACCGGATTAAAGCCTTTCTCAAACTGGTAAATTCCAGCGGGATTACTGTGGTGGACGGCGTTGCCGATGAGACCGCCGTTAAGACCGCTATCGGCAATACCCTGAAAGAATTTCCCGAATTCCTGAACAAACCGGGTAATGATAACGGCGGGGAAGATTTCGGAAGCGGCGGCGGCGGGCAAAAAGACCTTGGCAGCATGTCGATGGCCGATTACATCAAGGCGCGATCCGGCGGCCAGGGCAAATAAACTTTTTTTAGGAGGTAGATTGCAATGGCGAATACTTTTATCACCCCTTCGATTGTAGCCCGCGAAGCCTTGATGGTTTTGCGGAACAATTGCGTGATGGCTAATCTGATTCACCGGGATTACAAGGAAGAATTTGTAGAAGGCAAGGGAACCACCGTGACCATCCGCAAACCGGCCACCTTCGTGGCCAATGAATTCGACCGGACGGTAGGGATTGTGATTCAGGATGTGGTTGAAGGCAGCACCAGCGTAACTTTGGACACGATTCTGGATACTTCCTTTGAAGTCACTTCCGAACAACTGACTTTATCCATCAACGATTTCTCTCAACAATTAATCATCCCGGCGATGCAGGCTTTCGCGCAGAAGATTGATACAAAAATCCTCGGACTCTACAAGGATATTCCCTACTATACCGGAGCGGCCAACGCCGAATTGGACAGTGTGGCCAAGATTATCGACAACCGGAAAGCGATGAACGATAAAGCGGTGCCCCCGACAGACCGCCGGTTTGTCCTGGGAACCATGGCCGAAAGCAAACTGTTACAACTGGAGTTATTTACTTCCGCCGAGAAAGTCGGCGATAACGGGACCGCGCTCCGGGAAGCGTCCATTGGCCGGAAGCTGGGATTTGATTTCTTTATGGACCAGAACACCCCGAAACATACCGCCGGAGTTCCGGGAGGAACGCCGACCGCCACCGGTATCCTGGGGGCGACTCAAATTACCATCGCCAGCGGCGGCGCGAACGGGACTTATAAGAAAGGCGATTTAATCTCGATTGCCACCTTGAACGGCACTCAATTCGTGGTGACCGCCGATTGTACTTTGAACGGTTCCGGCGCGGGGACTTTAAATATTTATCCCGGTCTGCCGAGCGCCGTCACTACCCAGGCGATTACGCTGATTGGCACGCACGTCAACAACATGGTCTTTCATAAAAACGCCTTTGCTTTCGTGAACCGGCCTTTGGCTTTGCCGCAAGGCGTCGCCAAGGAACAGAAGGCCATCGTCAGTTTTGAGGGTTTCGGCCTCCGGGTTGTATTCGGATATGACATTTCAAAGAAGAAAGATATCTGTTCGATTGACACCATCTGCGGTTTTAAAACCCTTTACCCGGAACTGGCGGTACGGGCG